GATTAATTCATCCGTAGATTTAAGTGGACAATGTTCGGATTTAAAATTAGGTTCACTCTCTAATTTTTTTGTATTGAACCATGATTCCGTTAAATATCCATCCTCGTTCATAGGGCATAATTGATAGTGGTCTTTATAATAGCCTGTATCGTCAGAAGGGAAATATATAACTTTTCGTTTCGGACAATGTATGCAATTTTCTGGCATTTCCATACCTGTTAATATTACGCTCATTCTGTATCACCTGCCTTATATGGTGAGTTCCACCACATTGTATGTTCCATTCTGGCTTGTAATGATGTATATCCTCGCTTATCAAATAATGCTTTTAGTACATCACCATTTTTTGCATTGTCTGGGATCATTACTAACTTTCCGCTTGCTATCAGGTCTATCCATTCTTTCAGGGTTTTGCCGTTATAGACATATTCATTTAATACCTTGTTGCCTATCTTCTCTGCCCATTCATCCATTGTCGGCATCTTTGCCATCTGTATCACCATCCTTATATAAGATGTACTCTATGTAGCCATATCTAAGTATATTATCGAATTTTATTGACGGGACATATTCACTTGCCCTTAAAAACTGCCAACCATCATCAAATGCTTCTTGCAATTCATCAGCGCACTCGTTATAATCATAAGACCTAACAACCTTGTATTTAAGCATCTGTATCACCCCTTTGCTCAAAATCAATATCTATCTGTTCTCCATAAACAAAATCTTTACAATTTTGACAAACCTCTAAAGGTTTATCTGTCATTTTATCAATCCATCCTCTGCAATAAATCTGCGGTTTTCCGTCAATATAAAACTCTGTTGTAGGATTACCCCTGCCAAGTGAATTAGGACATTTCTTTATGTGTACCATCTGTATCACCCCTCAATTCCGATAAATGCTTGTCGATAATCTTTAAAGCCTTATCAAGTCCCGTTGTTTCGCCCCAATGTAGCATATTAAATGCAAGTTTACTTTCTTTTTCTATCTCCGCCCTTATCTTTTTCAATGCTTCTTTCAGCCTTTTAATTTCTTTTAAGGCATCAAGATAACTCATAGATTCGTCTGTCATTCAATCACCCCTTATCTCTGCTATATGCCTGTCTATTATCGCCAAGCAATCCTTAACACCATCATTAGAAATCTCGCTTTCATCCCGCCAATTACCGATTGCCATGATCTCGGATTTCAATTTATTCCACGCATCAAGGCTCTTGATTGAGGTTTTAATCGCCTCTTGCATTTCATCATCCCAAAATGGCTGCTTACTGCATATGCTACCTAAAATAATTAAGTTTATTTTTGCGTCTGGTAATGTCATTTGTTTATGTGTTTCTTCATATTCTTTGTGACCTTCTTCACAAGAATAAACCCATTTATTACTAACTGTAGAACAACAACCTAATGTCCCATATGTCCGATTACAATGTTGACAATCCCGTCCTACGGTTACTCTCTCAACCTCTATCATATGCTCACCTTCCATAATCTGTTAACTAACTTTCTTACACCTTCTTTGAATTGCGTCTTTTCCCGTCTGATTGTTTCTCGATAAACGTCAAAATCCTCAAAACAAAAAGCATAATTATTTAACGTAAACTTGATGCGCCCAACAGCTAATTTTAGGGAAACATCAGCACCCATATAACGCCTGTAATCATAAGGTATCGATACATCCTCGTAGTACGCTGCACTACCCTCTGTATTAGTGATAACACAACATCCGCACATGGCAGCTTCACGGGGTATTCTGTCTTTACCGGGATGATTGCCAAAGTCTATATACAGCATGGATTCTTCCATTAGGCTTTTAATCTCGGAAACCGTCATGTTTACGATAGGGATAAACTTTTCATTCGGTAATTCAGCCATGATCCGTTTTGTAACCTCTAATCCCTTTTTAGGGTTATATAGTATCTGACGTTTACGGGGCTTGCTTAAATCAGCCGTCATGTATTCGTCATTCAGATAATCCGTAACATAGATTGATTCAATATGCTTTTCCTGTAGATACCAATATGCAAACCATGATTGCACCATGAAGATTGTATTTTCAGGGAATTTCAAGTATTGATCTTTCGGAATGTTAGCCTCATAATAATAAACACTCTCGAAGTAAATTACCTTCTGGTAATCTTTATAATGGGGTTCATTAGCCTTGCGTACCCATGATTCAGGGAATATCAGTACGCTACCTTTAGGCGGTAAATCGGCAACCACAAACTTATTGCCATACTGCTTATACGTTTCGGATATAGTTACGCTTTTCTCATGCCATATATAGGCGTTTATATCCTCGTAGGTATTCAGTTCATGGCATAGTTGGTGTAAAAGCTCTATTCCGCCCGTTTCAAAGCCCTGTGGCGTGTAGATGTAAATATTCAAGTTGTCACCTCATTCAGATATTTTTCCAATAACCGGCTTATAACATCATCCCGGATAACTCCAAAATGTTTTTTAGTCGCAAAATCAAAATCCTTGTACAGAATGTTCTGAGGATTACATATTTCCCCTTTCATTTTGTTAATTACTGTTATGCACTTCTCATTAGCCTTTTGGGTTATGGTTGCCTGTATATTATGTTCTGTCAGTTCTTCAATTTCGCTGTCATCATCAAGGATCATCTTGAATCTGGCTATTCTCAGGTGTTCTCCGAATAACGCGTTATGTTTTTGAATTGCCGCGGTGCCTTTGCTTTCCATCCTGAAATAATAACTCGGTCTTGCCTGTGTTAAAGATGTTTTTATCTCATGGATTACACCATGTTCATCAATCGCACAATATACATAATTGATAGTTGCCATTATGTTTTCACCTCACTTAGTCAATCCTCCAAGCCCTTTTGGTTGCCTCTATTGACCTTCCCATTTCCTTTGAGATACTACCCTCAAACAAGTAGTTATAATAGACACCGCAAAAATCCCAGATAACCCGTCTATGTGGTTTTTTATCCATTTCCTGACAGAAGTAGAAATCCGAGATTGAATACACATCTGTAAACCTTGTATCACCGATAAATGAACGTTTCCAAGCCTTACTCCACACATTCGGAAATACATCACCCCTATTAGAAACGGGACGGGCGTACATAATTCCCTTCCAGATAAAGCTAAAACACAATAAATCAGGATCATTTTCCTGTCTTAACTTTCTGTCGATTTCCTCAAATACAAATTCGTGTATGAACGTATCGTCATGGTCTAAAAACAGGATATATTCTCCCTGTGCAATATCCAAACCTGCGTTTCTTGTTAACCCGTCCCTACCAAAGTCAACCTCTAATGTCTTTGTCCCATAACTCTCAGCAATAGCTTTAGTATTATCCGTACACCTATCGCAGACTACTATAAGTTCAAAGTCCTTAAAGGATTGATTCTTAATGCTATCAAGTCCCTTGCGGATAAACTTCTCAGAATTATGTGCGGGTATTATCACCGAAAACCTCATTTCTTCCCCCTCGCTTTCAGAAAATCGTCCAGATATTCAGGATTTTCATTAACCTTTATAATACAATCCGTACAAGCCGTAATCCTGTCACCATCTTCATGTTCAAATGTAACCGCAGCAGGTAAGCCATCTGCCCTTGCTATCGTTGTGTCTACTATCTTCTTACACATATCGCATTTAATCAGCATTTTCGTTCTCCTTAACATCTTTATATTCTGTTTTAATAGGATTCCATATTTCTTTTTCCGCTTCTTCCCTTGCCTTTTTTGCTTCTTCCAATGTGTCAAAATAACCTAATTGATATGTTTTGTGTTGCAAATTGATTCTGACACGATATTTCCCTTTAACGCTATCGAAACTAACCCCTCTAACTCCCGTTGTATTGTTTTTAGGGATTGTTTCATTTAACAGGTTTATTCGAGTATTATTATATATATCCCAATGTCCTAAGTCTTTCTTTGAATGGGATTGTTTTGCAAGTTCTCTGTTCAAACAACCACATGATTTTGTACTTCCCGCCAATAAACTTTTGCTCGATTTAATAACTATGTTTTTACAATCACATAAACATTCCCAAAGGACATTTCGGGATGCTGTTCTTCCCTTTTGTTTTAAGACAGTTAGTCTACCAAATCTTCTTCCTGTTAAATCAACCATATTTTCCCTTCCCGGCGGATAGCCTTTTATTGACTACCCGCCTTGTGTAGCAGCAACGTCCTTTAGTGTGATATAATATTAGATTCTGTTTGCGTTATTGGAACGATTGCCTTTTATATTTCCACGCTTTTAGGCGTTGGATTCTGTGTTTTTATAATCAAATACCTTTTCATCAATTAACCGCTGCACAATCCGTTTTATCATTATCGGAGGTACGGACATTCCACAAACATAGCTTATTCTGTCGAAAGTAAGTTCTCCGAAATCGTAATCTTCCGGGAAGGTCTGAGCATGAATTATATCAGAATTGCTAATTGCTTTAAGTGTATCTCCACAAGTATAATCAAGATTTGCCGGGATCGTTTGCAGAACATTTTCGTTCCATGCGATTTTATGACCGAAACATCTTTCTTTTTCCCCTAACCGGATTAAAACATCTATGATTCTTTTGTCCTTTGGAGTTGCAAGTTTGATATATTTGTATGCTTGTGTTTCTGGAGATAAAGGTTTGCCCTCACCGCATCTGATTTCACCAAAAGTTATAGGTTTATAGTTAAAATACATATCAATATTAGATGGGTCTATATTTAAGTTATTCCTTATGGCAATAAAGAAAACCCTGTGTCTGGTCTGAGGGACACCCATTTTCTCACCCTTTAACAACCAATGATTAAGTCTATATCCGGCATCTATAAAACCCTTGTATATCTTTTGCACATAACTCCATGCCTCACCTAACAATAACCCTTCTACGTTTTCCATAATCACAACTTTAGGTTTAAGTTTTTTTATGGTATCTATAAACACAAAGGATAGATCATCAAGCGTTTGTTCCTTCTGTCCTTCCCTAAACTTCTTCTTTTTCCCCCAACTATCTTCCCGGTCACCGGCCATAGAAAATGTTGTACAAGGTGGGCTGCCGTCCAAAATATCTAAATTAAACAGTTCCTCCGGGATTTCATTATCCGGCATTTTGTTAAAATCCCTAATATCCATCAGGTAATTGTATTTAGGATGATGGTTTTTGATATAAATGTCATTCATGGTCTTATCGATTTCACAACATCCAAGAACATCACAGCCGGCTAATTTATACCCCATTGTGCTGCCACCACCACACGCAAAACAGGAAAATACCTTTATACCGTTCTTTTCGTGGGGATAATCAGCAAATCTCCATTTCCAATCGGTACTTTCCTTTGGTTTAAACAAGTCCCCATTATCCATCAAATCAAAGATCGTCATTTGTTCCATAAATTGTCCCTTCTTAATTCCTTTATCTTTATTCGTAATATATTCTTCACACATATTTACTATGTGTCTGCATAAGTCAGGGGGATAAACACTTTTTAATGCCGGGTCTTTGATTCTTTGAATCCCGCTTTTTGAACCTCTCGGAGCCTTTTCGTGACAAGAATTTCCATTTTTGCAAGGAGGTTTTAATTTTAAGTCTATGTTTGAGAAAAAATCTGTAGCTTTTCGATATGAAAATCCGTATTGACAGTATGTAGTTGTATTCCTTATATACCCTTGCATAAAGTCCATCTTCCGGAGCCCCCCCACCGGATTTTCCCAGATAACGATTTTGGGGTTCATAATTTTCAGAAGTTCCTTAACGTGTCGGTTCATCATGTCGGCCTTTTTGGCCTTTTCAGAAATAGGGTCTAAGTTTCCCGTGATCGGATTTTTACGTCTATGATGACTAATCGCAGCTACTGAATATGTTGTACAATCAGTTCCGCAAAATACTACGTCAGGAGTTCTAAATTCGTTAGGTAAGTCCTCCAACGTTAACTTACTTATGTCTTTATGTAAATTACTATCAAAACGCAAATCCCAATCTACAGTAAAACAATGATGACCTTTTTCCCTAAACGCATTGCTCATACATTCAAAACCGGAGAATAATTCTAAAACATACAATATTATCCCCCCTTACTCAGCATCAAACCCGTCTGGCATAGGAATAAAAATGCCTGTTTCTTCTGCCATAGTCTGTTGTATGTCTTTCCAACTAACCCACTTGTCAACAAGGCACTCGGCTCGTTTATTAAAAAGATTGATAAACTCGTTAAGTTCCTTTTCTTCAAACCCGTAAGCATCATGTATGCAGTAAATACTTATCAGCAGCATAGCCTTAATAGTATTGGCTTTATCTGTCTGCTCAAATTTTCTCAAATCTGTATCTTTAACCGCCAAAGGCATATTCCTTGCCCCACGCATTATTAGGTCTTTTTCAGCTTCATCTATGCCGACAGCCTTGATTTTATCCAAAATCCAATTAGCACCCTGATAACGCGCTAATTCTTCTTTACTTAGTTTGCTCATGTAGTAGCTACCCCCTCGTAGATGTTGCCGACAAGGATGTATTTCTTGTAATGACACGGCAAACCATAACGGTTTTTAGTTTCAACACGTTCTTCCTTAAAGATGTAACCCATATCTTTCAATTCCCAAATTCTCGCTGCCAATCTTGTAATCCCCAAATCTTTAAATGCCTGCCATGATGTAATAAAACCAAAATCATGTAAGTATTTAAGAACTAAAACTTTCTGTGTCGCTTTTCCCATGCTTACTCCTTCCTGTCACCTGTAAGACCTAATTCTTTGAAAAGTTTTTGCCTATTTTCCCTTGCCTCTTTAGTTCTCACACATACTTCCGGCAAGTGCATTTCAACTGTGATCTTTTCAAGTCTGTCCTTTATACGTTCATTAAACGGTAACTGTTTTATATCCAGATTAGATGTGATTATTGTCATGCGTCCGTTTGTCATTCTGTAATCAAGGAGCTTAAACAATTCATCTTCTAACCATTCCTTACCTGTATTCTTCTGTCCAAGATCATCTATTACCAAGAACTTACATTCATAAATCAGTTTCATAGGATTACGCTTGTATTCGTCATAAGCGTTTTTATCGCCGGATTGTGAAATGTCTATCAGTTCTGACGCTCTTACAAACCTCGTCCTGATTGCCTTTGAGTACATCAGCTCGTTACAGATACAGGACGCAAGAAATGTCTTTCCAGAACCTTTAGTTTTTCCGCAGATATACAAACCGATATTTTTCTTTTCCCAAGCATCAAACTGATTTATAAATGCTTCAACGCCTCGCTGTGTCGGTGTTGTATCAATCATAGTGCCATCATCACGAACATAAGCGTTCCAATCAAAGTCCTTCATACGCTTATCGTAGAAACTTGAAGGAATATCTGAGTTCTTACGGACTTCCTTAACATCCTCGGCAAAACCACCATCACAAAACGGGCATTTTTTACTAACCCAAACATCAAAATCCTTATTGCCGTAGATGTGGTCTAACCCGTTCTCTTTGGCATATACTGACGCTTTTTGCGTAAACATATATATGCCTGTTCCGTGACAATACTCACACTTGTTCTGCGTCAAAGAAGTGGTCTGTCCAATGACTTCCGTAGTTTGCGTTTTGCTTTGCATCTATTTCTTCTGCCTTTCTTTTTTGCCTTGCCTTTTCATCCTCAACATCATTCAGGTAAGAATCAAAGTGGGACGGTCTGAATAAGGTTTCAGGACGTAAGTAAACTTTCATATCCGGGTTATTACCCCAAGCTGCTGTCTTGTTATCAATAACAGCCTTAAATTCATCTACAACGTAACCCTCTCTTAATCTGTCCTTAATCATCTTGACGCTTGACTTACTCCGGGATGTGAATTTCTTTCCTGTTTTTCCATTCAGATAGTTTAGAATTTCCTCAACTTTTTCCATGTAAGAATCTTTTTTCGGTTTTTCTGTTGTCGGTTCACCGACAATATATATATTCTTATCTATACTATCCTTATCTATACTATTCTTATCTGTGTATACATTCTCTGTGTATACATCATGTATACATTCTGTATAAGCACCGTTTTTTTCTACCAAAAGTTGACCAAGTTCTTCTTG